GCCGTATCGAAGGCTTGGCTCATGGCTTGGCCGAGTCCGGTTTCCAGTGCCTTGCGCGTGTTTTCAAAGGAAATGCCGCCCAGCGGGTTTTCCACGAAATTCTTTAAGTCCTGACCCAGCGCCTCAAAGCGGTTCGAGATAGCGTCGCCGAATGCAGTAAACGCATTGCCCACGCCCTTGAATACGGCAATGAACAGGTTGCCGAACTTTATCACCTCCGCAATGAAAGCCTTAAATCCCAGCCCGAACGGTTCGATGGAATCCGTAATCACCTGCGCCAGCCAGCGCACCTTATCGGCAATGAAAATTAGGATGTCAGTCAGTCCTGCATCGCCAATGGCTTTCACCAGCTTGGCAAACGAATCGCCCATGTTGGACAGTGCCACGTTGAGCGTGCCTGCTTGCTGATCCATCGCCCCGGCAAACTGCACATCACCGATGGAGCGCAGGTAACCTTCGATTTCCTTGGCGTTCTTGCCCACGGTCGTGCTGACCCCTTGGAAGGTGAACGTCACCTGTTCGCCTTGCACGCGGGATCTAATGCCGAATTCCTTCAGGCGCTCGAATTCGCCCGTGGTCGCATCCGCCACCGCTTCAATCATCTGGTTGAGGGATTTTCCCATCGCCGTTGCGGTGTTGCCGTAAGACGTGAGGGCATCCTCAGACGGAGTAAGCCCCAGCGCCTTCAGCTTGATGAAAGCATCGACGACTTCCTCCAACTGGAACGGAGTTTCCGCCGCAAACTTCTCAATGAAGCCAAAAGCTACACTGGCATTATCCGCCGAGCCGGTAACCGTTCGCAAGCTGGCTTCCAGTTTTTCAAACTTGGTGATGGTATCGGTGAACTGCTTGCCCACGAAAGCCGTGGCCATCAGCCCACCAATGCGGTTCAAGCCACCGCTGAGGCGCTTGAACCGCTTATCCATGTCATTCACGCCGGAATTAATCTGCGCGAACGTCTGCTGCGTTTTGTTAATGGCACGGATGACAAATTCTGCACTACCGAATGCGGCCATGAGATTTCCCCATCTGTTCCTGTTGAAGTTGAAAAAACGCGACCCATTCCGCGAACTCAGCGGTTGTCATTTGCTCGATGTCTGAGAGTGGTTTGCTGAGGCGGTACGCCAGCATCAGCTGGCAGTGTCGGATGGGGTCGCTTCGGAGTTTCCCTTGGCTTGCTCCACGTTTTTGAAGAAGTGGCGCTCGATTTGCTCGTTAATGCGGAGAATCACGCGGCAATCCGCAAAATTAAGCAACGCTTCCTTGTCCTCGACTTTGAACAGGCGGTTGCCATCCTTGTCGCGGGCTTTCACGATCAGGGAATTGACCGCACTTTCAATGTTGGAGGCCTTCTTGCCAGACATACGCTGGATAAGGCTGGCCTCCGCCATCGTCATCGGGAAGATGTTGATTTCGAGCGGCGCTTCACCTTCGCCCCATTCGGGAACGGCGATAACAACGCGCTCTTGTGCCTGATAGTGCTTCTTTACTTGGTCAATGGTACGCATGATGCCTCCTATGCTGATACGGTGTCTTCATCGAGCGCACCGCTGCCCGTGAAGCTGAAGGTTGCTTCCACGATTCCGTCGAATGAACCGCTGTAAGCGATGGAGGTCACGATTGCGTCACCCGTCCAGAAAGTCGCGCCTGTAGCATCGCCTTCCGGGTAGAGGTTGAGCGTAACCGTTGCGCCAACCGCCAGCGCACCTTGGCCGGTGGTGTCGGTTTCATCCCAAAACCCATCAAAGCTGCCAGACCAGCTTTTGATGGTGGCTTGGTTCTTGCGCCATTGTGTGCCGATGATGGACGCATCCACCGTGTCGGAGGTCACTTCGAGTGACCAAGATTTAACTTCTGCGACTTGGGAAGTGCCAATAAAGACCTTCCCCTCGCTGCCAGCGTGGGTAGCCATAATGTTTCTCCTAATGTTGGGTTAAGCGGGGTTAAACGAGCGTTTGCGGCGCGTTTTCTTTGACGCAGTAAAGCACTGCGAATGTCAGGCTGATGATAGCGACGGGTTTTTCCCCTTCGCCGGAAAGCTGGGTGCTGCTGGTGTCGAGCGTGGCATCTTTCACCAATCCGCCAAGGGTCGGGTCAGCGCCGATGATTTGCTCCACTTCCAGCGCCAATGCGTCGGCCTCAGCGTCAATATCGCCTCTGGCCTTCACATAGCCTTCGATCACCAGTTGAAGATTGCGCTGCTGCGTGCGTGGCCGCTGCATGGAGGGATTCCCCATGCCTTCCTGCGGCGTGAACACGAGCAATGCGGGTAATTTCGGGTCGTCCAGCGCATAGACGCGGGACGCATAAACGCGGCTTCCGGCGGCGGTGTTATCCTTGAGCAGATTCACCACCGCCTGCCGTATCTGTGTGCGTGCGTGTGTCATAGCTTTTCCAAAATGAGTTCGGTGATGCCTTCGCTATCCGGGCGAATCACAGCGACTTCGTAATCCTGACCATCCACCATGAACTGGTCGCCGGTTTGGATTTCGGGAATGTCCTGCGTTCGCACGGAAAGCACCGGATTTGCCACCACCACATCCACCGATTCGCCGCCCACCAACTCGGAGTAGGCCTGCAACATGCCGGATAGGACGCGAGGCGTTCCCCCATCGGGGGTGTAGGTGACCTCGCGCCCATCCAGCGCATTCAGTAGGGTTTGGTGATGACCGTGCATGTCATCCAAAAATGTCATGGGCTAAAGCCCAACATTCAGGAGGATTTGCGCCGTTGCATCGCCGCTCTGCGCTGCCGCTGCCGCCACACCAACAATCGTGTTGCCGGATGAGGTTGTCGTCAGCACCGAGTTAGTGGCATCCCAATAGAGCTTGGCTCCTTGGGTTACCGCGCCGCTGGCTTTCGGGACGCTGAACACGCCCTTGACCTGCACAACGCCGGTTGCGCCGTTGGCAATGTCGGCGATAGCCACACCGCCAATCGCGCCAATCAGCACGAACTGGCCGGAAACGATATTCGCCCCGGCTGTGTAATTGAGGGTGTTGCCCTCTTGAACGAAGTTTTTAGCCATAGTGTTTCTCCTTTTCTGTAGGCATAAAAAAAGCGGCATGAAGCCGCTGGTTGCTTTGGTTTTTGGTAGGTTTACGCGCCGGGGTTTTTGTACAGCGTGCGGTATTCGAGCGGCGCTGCGGCGGCATCAATGCGGACTTTGTATTCCACACCATCCACCGTCCAACCGTCCTGCTGATCGAGGAACGGAGCGGCAACGCCATCGAGGTAACCCACCTCAATCGTGTCGAACAGGTTCGGGTCGGCGGTCAGATACCATGCGGTAGCCGAGGCTTCATCCAAACGCGCATCCACGATGATTTCCAGCGAACCGCGCACCGGGTTCGGCACACGGCTGTTGGTAGAAGCCGGGTCGGTTTCCGATGCCATCAACACCCGTGCCGTATCCTCCAGCGCCGCAGGCACCAGAAGATATTGCGGACGAATATTGAGGGTCGCCGCGCCATCCTTCTGCTTACGCATAGCGGTACGCGCTGCGCCGACGTTCGCCGCGTTAATCACCGAGCCGGAGGCGGCAAGATTTTTATGCGTGGCTGCGTGGAACAGCGTTACACCATCGGACATCGTTGGGTTGCTGGTCAGCACCTTCCAGACAATATCCCCGACGGTGCGTGATGCGGCACGCCCCATCTTGCGCGGAATATCGGTGAAAGCGGTCAGGTCATCATTGATGATGGCTTGGCGAGTGATGGCAAACAGCTTGCCGTAGGTGGCCAGCTGGATGGTTTCACCACGTTCACCAATCGTGCCGTGCTTGTATTCACCGCCTTCGGGAATCTTATCCAGCGTTTCAAACACGCCCAAACCAACGCGGCTGTGCGTTTTGAAATCGGAAAGGTTACCAACACGAGTGAATTGCTCGAAGACTTCCTCAGCCTCCCCATACCCGCGCAGCATTGCTTTACGGGCATTGTTTTCAAGGATTTTGGGGAAGTCACTGCTTGAATGGGTGAAGGCACGCGCTACCAATTCACGCTTATCCAACCCATTCACGCGCACGCCGCGCACCTCCAAGGACTTACGCGCCAGTTCGAGCAGCGTGTAGCCACGGAACTCGGAGGCTTCGCTGTCCTTACTGGCGATACCAGCACGGAAAGCAACCGCATCCTCAGCAGCACGGGCGAATTTCTCCACCTCGGTCTGTCCCATTTCGATACGTTGCCCGGACGCAACCGGCTCCTCGCGTTTGCCAATGGCATCGAGCAGCTGTTTACGCGCCTCGTTGACATCCACCTCCGGGTTATCGAGGCACGCATCGCGCACCTTGTCATGGTCGGTATGGTTGGCAAACAGGGTGCGAATGTCGCCCCGGCGTTTCTTTTCGTCCTCCAGCGCACGCTTTGCACCTTCGGCCATCGCATCACCGCGCACCGATTCGATATCGGGTTCGCTGCGGGCTTGCGGTTCTTTTGCAGATTCAGGCATTAGATTCTCCTTTTGGGTTGGTTGGGGTTGAGGCTGGAGGATTTCTGCCTCCAGTTTCCGGCCAACCCCAACAGTGGGATCAGCGGGAATATCGACCAGCGAGATTTCCATCGGTGTCCAACGGACAACGCGGTAAACATCTGGTTTATCTTTGTGTTCTTCGGTGAGTTTGCGCTCGTTAATGCGGTAGGCCACCGACACGTTGCGAAGGATGCCATCGCGCACGTCCTGCCACAGGCCTTCCACCTCAGCGCGGCGGCTCAGGCGGATTTCCGCGTAACCACGGCCATTCTCCAGCCATGCACGTTCCACCACGCCGATACGGTTAGCGCCTTCCGAGCGGTCATGATTGTAAAGCACCGGGGCGCTGTTATTCAGCCGCTCCAGATCCACTTCGCCATTGTCATGACCCAGCACCTCCACCCACGCATCGCTGAAAAAGCTCTGCCGGGTGACGGGTTCCTCTGAAGAAAAAGAAAGCCGCACAAGGCGGCTTTCAGCGTCAACGATGGAGCGGGAGGTTAGCTCAAGCGTTCGTGTCAGTATTTCCGGGTTCGTCGTCATCGGGTTCTCCTTCCTTTTCTGGTGTTTTGGTTGCCGCCGCAGGCTTGCTGGCGCTGCTGGTAAAGGTCAGGCCTGCTTCTTCTTCCTGTGCGCGTTCCTGTTTGATTTGCTCGAACACATCCTGCGGATTGCCGCCGCGCTCGCGGATAACCTGCGACCGCGACTTGAACCCGGCGGATACGGCCAGCTGCTCGGCTTCGCCTTCTTTTTTCGGGTCAATCCACGGCATGGTTGGTCCCTGAAACCCTGCATTCCACAGGGTGCGCGGATTGATACTGCCTTCAGGAATCTCCAGCTTGCCGGACAGTACCGCCATATCCACAAAGCGTTCCCATATCGGGCGCACGCAGCGTTCGATGAAATGATCGCGCAGCACACCGTAATGCACGGATTGCTCCACCAATTCCTGCCGCTGGGCGCTGTATGTACCGTTGTAATCCTTCGATATGCTCGAATAGCTGGTGCTGGTTCCGGCAGCCACAGCACGCAGCTGGCCATTGCGAAATTGCTCCAGCATGGAGTTGGGGCGGTTGCTGTCGATCATCCCGACTTCTTCACCGGGCAGCAGATTGTCGAAAATCATCCCCGGCTGCATTTTCAGCAGGCGATTACCCGCCGCATCGACGCTTTGTGGGTTTGTCGGTGCATCAAGGTTTTTCCGCACATACGCGCAAATGCTGGCCGCGACCTTTGCCGCCAGCCGTTCCGAGAGTTCATAATCCTTAATATCCTCCATGCGCGTCAGCACGCTTGCGAAGATGGAAACACCGCGTGTCTGCGCGATGCGGTCGGTAATCTTCAGATGGATGATTTTCTCTGCCGGATAGCGTTTGGTGTCCTGCCGGGTAACGAAGCTGTGCTTATCGCCGGGGTGTTCTTTATAGAGGTAATAGGCACGCGGCTTACGCCATGCGTTCTTTTCCACGCCGTGAATGATGCGCTTCTTGTCGTCGGTGTAATCGAAGGGCAGATAATCCGCTTCAATCAGCTCCAGCGAATACGGGACGCTGGTTCCATGATCGAGAGCGGCGTTTGTGCCTTCGATATGTTTCACCAGCACTTCACCATCGCGGAACCAGCACCGTGCCAGCAAGCGCAGCATCTGATTCCAGTGCAGTTCCCACGTCACCTCCGGCAAGCAAATCCATTCATCCCACAGCTCAAGCAGCTGGTCGTTGATAGGCTTGGCAAGTTCGCCGTTTGCCAGCTTTACTTGCGGTTCCACGGTAATGCCGCGACCGATGACGTTATTGACGAGGCAGTTCAGCACGCCCCGCGCAAGGTCGTGGTTCTCATCGAGGAACCGAGCTTGCAGGCGGAGGGATTCCCCGGCGCGTTCCACCACCGCGTCACCGCTGCCGGGGTCGGTTTTAATCTTCCGCAGGCGCGATGGCTGGGCGGCTTCATAGGCACGCTGGTTCTTCAGAATCCAACGGGCGGTTTCCCGGCGTAGCGCGGATTCGGGTGAGAACACCTCTATGGCTTTGTCGAATACG